ATATCCCATGTGGTATCAGTGCCTACTAAAGTATAAAACAAGTTAGTTATAAGTGTTGGTTGTTTATTATATAAATCGCCAATAGTTACTCGCAAATATTTCCCTTTATACATTATATAATTTTTATCATACTCTGGCATTGTATATGTTGCAAGATAGTTGAGCTTTCTCCACATTGGCTTCAACTCGTCTCGACTTGATGCATATATAGTAAATTGTAGATCTACTGATCTTTCGAACGATGAATATAAATAGCTTTTATCTGCTCGACCTATATAGTCAATTGGTGTCCATTGCGGATTAAATGAATCTGTTAGTGATGTAATTGCAGACCGAAATGTAAATATATCGTAGTTGTTCTCTTGTCCAGGGATAGGTCCTAAAAAGTGAAATTTAATAAAATCTCTTGTTGTGTTTAATGGAGAACCTATAAATTCCGTTGCGCTATTAATAATCTTCCCAATTCCTTTATCTTTCGGAAGAGTATCAAGCAATCCTCGTTTCCATTTATATACTTCTTTTGCTGTACCTTCAGAAAAATCTCGTACTGTAACTTTATCTCCTCGAAATGGTATAATTGTACTTACAGCTAGCTTTGGATTAATCCAGCTGTTATTTCTCCAGACCGTTGCAGCTTCAGTCTTAACGGTAAAGTCTTTTCTTAATGCAGTCGGGTCTCCTAAGTTACCCATCCCGAAATATGACTCTCTATCAAATATTTGATAAGTTCCTCCCGTTTCTCCAAATAATGCTCCTGCATTAGCAGCTACCATTTTTATTGAAGCAGGAGACGATTTAAATCCAGTTAATACAGATGCGCCATCGACACGTATACTTTTAGACTTTTTAAATTGACGAAAATCTTGTAACTGACCAGCAAACTTTCCGGTTTTGAGTTGATCATAATCTAACGTTTCAAATTCTCCATATGAATTTTTAAATAATCCTGGAATTGAGCCTGGGCTAATATTAACTGCGGATCCTAATCTTGCGACAGCTCCTCCGATAAGTCCTGACGTTAAATCAGATATACCTGTACCTTGTTTGTAAAGATTTGAATTTTTATATTCTGCAGAAAAATAATTTTTTAAATCAATAGTATTTTCTTGATCATTAACTGTTGGTATTTTGTTGTTAACAACATTATTTGCAAATTCTGATTGTATTGGAGATGGTTGTGTCCACGTTGCAGATGCTACACCGGAAAAGTCTACATCATTAGTTGTATTATTTTGTAAGTCTAACTGATTGCTAATCGGTGTTTGAGAACCTTTAGCTAATTGAAAAATGTCATATCCATTTGTTGGATTTGGTGTAGAAAATGGTCTGCCATTTTGGTCGTGGTTCTGTAACGTATCCCAACGATCACCAGATAAATCGAATTGTGAATATCCTTTTGGCAGTCTGCCATTAACAATTTGATCTGATATCGGTGTTTGTGTTATAAATGACATTATAATTCCTATTTTATGGTTCCTTTGTTCCAGTTGATGATCTGTTGTCTGCGACTACTTCTTTACTAAATCGTTTCGACTGGGCAAATGCTGAATCAAAAATATCTTTAAAATCTGTAGCTATTTGCGCTTGCGTTGTTGTGTTGCTAAATAAATCTTTTAGCTGGTCTTTTAATTGTGTACCTAATAGTTCAGCTGCTTCTTTAACTCCTTGAATATCTCCGCTTCCTAATGATCTTATTGTATTTCCACCGGCGGCTATTATATTTTTACCAGCTTTAGTACCTTCACCGAATGTAACGTCTTGCATTGAAATCGTGTTTTTCACCGACTCACTATCTTCTCCAATAAACGCTTTTGTTATTGCATTTGACAGTGTGTCTATTGACGCTTGTAGTTTTTGCTCTTGCGTACGAGTGTCCATTACTTGAGCCATGGCATCAAAAGAATCAATGATTTTAGTTTGTGTTTTTCGTAGTTCATCGTCACTTTTAATAGTATCTTCTAGTGCCTTTCTTGCTCGATCTCCCTCTTCCCCTTTTAAAGCAGCTAATTTTTCAATTGAAGAAACTTTAAATTCTCCTAATAATTCATTTAGTTTTGGAGTAGGTATCCTAGCAGTTTCTTCTAGTATTGCGTTACGAGCTTTTATTGTTTCAGCCTGCTTAGCCATTTGATCAGAACTTAATCCTATAGATTTTGCAAATGCTTCCATTGCAATTGGATTTCCCCTAAGAGATTCATAATTTTGCTCGATTAGTTCCCCTTGAATTCGTAACTGTTCATCCAGATCACCTGTCATTGCAGCTATACGCATTTCATTGGTTTGTTGAGATATGTTTTTACCTGTTAATAGTTGAAACTCCATTTCTGAACCAATCTGACTTTCAACATCTAACATTGATTTTGCTGATTGAGCTACTTGGTCTAATGTGGTTCCCATTCTGTTGGCTTGTAGTGCAGCTCGACCTAATTCATCACCTTGTCCTCTAAATGTCATTCTAGTAACTGCTGATAGTGTTCCTACTGCATTAAGCATATCTTTAAGTACACCAGTTTGACCTGTTGCGGCTTCGATAGTAGATGCAGTACCGGCCAATTCATCATAAACTCCACCAGCTGATTCTTTATTGGCTAATAGAAATGTATTGAATGCTGCAGCATTGCCTGATTGTACACCTAACTGTTCAGTAGACTTTGTTTGTATACCTAACAATTCTTTTGTTAACTCAGTTTGCATTGAGAATAATGCAGTAGTTCCTGGAAGTAATTTGTTTAAGTTATCAGCCGACTTAAAAAAGTCTTGAGCTGTAAGAAATGAGTTTGTTTGCGCTTCAGCAATGGTTTGGAAATTTTTAAATATCTGGGATGTTATAATAGTACTTGTTCCGAGACTACTATTCATTTTTTCTATAGGTGATAGTATACTATTGAATGTATTTACTATTTCTTTACCTTTAGATGATACCCCTTCTAACGCGTCCTTAGTTAACGAAGCAATTGCTTGGCCAGCCAATGTAGTAGCCTTTTCTATTAATCCGATTTCAGCTGCTATGTCTTTTCCCTTTCCTAATAGATCTTCAGCTGATTGCTTTTGACTAACTCTAGGTAATTGCTTTAATCGTTGTATATATAGTCGATTGTTCATTCCATTCTCTATTTATTATAAATATTTAGAACGGAGGTTTTGTACCTGTTTCTTGGGGAGTATTATCTTGCTGAGTGGAACTTTGTTTGTTTGACTGCATATCCATTAGCTGTTTGCCGTAAAATCTACGAAGCCAGATTGGCCAATTATATACGGTATTCCAGTCCCAACGGCCTTCCCCAGCCCATACCAGATTAAATATTTCTTGGTGTATTTGTTTTTTGAAATTAGGATTCGGGATAAAAAAAGTCTGATCCAATTGGAAACCCTCTTCGGAAGACGCCTCCGTCTTCGTCTTCGAATTCATATGTTAAATCTATTGCCGGTAAATTGTCTGTAATATATTTTCGTATTTGTTTGCTGTGTAAGGCTAACATATTGTATTGAAGATGCTCTTTTATTTTTTCTTGATTTGTTTCGCCATTTAACAATACAATACTTTGTACTAAAAACTGGAATAACGGTTTATCAGATGTTACTACTTTTGCTTGTTCATGTATTGTTAAAAATTTGAATTGAATATCATATTGATCATTTTTAAATGTAGATAACCCATTTGCATCTGCTTCTAGCAAAGATGTTTTTAAATCTAATTTTGTTAAATCAATTGAAACTTGCATTTCTTTTTCTGAAGGTGTTATTACGTTTGCTTGATATTCTTTACCATAACTCAGTATGCGAGCTGCGATAATCATTGAATCTTTATCGCAGTTTAAGATGTCATCAAATTTAACACCAGGCGTTACAATCAATTCTTCTAAAAGTTTGTTTATAGCAACGCCGTTTCGAATATATGATGTATTAGTTAGAATGTCTTCGTCATATGCAGTCATATAACGCATTTCAATTTTACCACTTCGAAGTGGGTGGTCTTTGGGATAAAATTTACCCTCTGATGGTAAATCTACTATTTCTGTTGGTACTGAACTAGTTTTCTTTGTAGTATAGTCTGCAATTGCTTGAGCTTTTGCTAGCTCGATAGGATCGTTGTACTTTTCTGTAACTCGTGCCATATATGTTTCCTTTAATAACTTTATTATAAATATTGCGAACAGTAAAAATGGGAGCCGTATAGACTCCCAATTTAAATATATCTTAGTAATTTAAGACAGCGTAATCATATGAAATTCCTAACTGTATTTCAACATTTGATTCTTGTGCCCAATCCATTGAACCCCAATTTGCTGTATTCACATAAGCTCCTTTGATGATCCATTCCTCGACTTTATCTCCTACTGGACCTAATGAATGAAATTTCAAATCTTTTTTGTACTGATCTGCATATCCGTCTCTACCTGTTACAGACTCATGTCCTAAACGAATCCATTCAATAACAGCTTGTGCTCCGGATGGTACGATTGGATCATAAAGTGTAATGTTAATATCTTGCCAACGTGTCTTTCCTTTAAGTTTTCTTTCAACGTTGATATGATCAATAACAACTTGTCCGTTGTTAACTGAAGGTCTATCTACTGCTTTTATAATATATGATGGTATGTCATCGATATACATGAAGAATCTATTTTGTAGTTTCGGTTCCCAATCTTTAAAAAAGATTTCTTCATTTGTTAAGATATCTGCCATTTGTATTTCTCCTTGATTTATTATAAATATGATTAACAGTAAAAAAGGTAGAGCCGAAACTCTACCTTTATATTACAATATTTAACTACTATTCTGGGAAAGATGCTCCCGTTGGTTGTATGTTGAAGTCTAATACAATAAATTCAGCCGTTCTTGTAGGTTGAAGGAATAATTGACCATATAAAATGTTTTGGTCAATCAAATCCGGTGTATTATTTGTTTCATCCATTACCACTCGGAATGCATATAAACCTTGCTGTTGTTTAACACGATCTAAATACGGATTCACAATATTTAAGAATCTGTTTCTAGTAGCAGCAGTATTTTGTTCGAATACTAAATATCTTGTTGAAGAAGCAATAAACTTCTTAACCGTGATAAGCAATCTTCTTACATTTACTCTGTCTAATGCAGATGGGCGTGCTTGAAGTGTTTTTTGTCCCCAAATACAAATACCCTGTCCTGGGAATGTTGCAATTGGATTTGTTCTTGCTTCATATAAAGTGTCACGCTCTGCTTGTGTCAATCTAGAATAAACATCAATAGCTTGTGTCAATCCACCTCTATTCAAACCTGCAGGTGCATACCATGGGGCAGCTACTGCGTCATTAAATGACAATACTCCTGGTACTACTACTGAAGCAGGTACCCAAATTGGGATATTTCTGCTTATG